CGTGTCTGTTCCGTAGATTCGGCCTCGATCGATTGTGCGTGCTGTTGTCATCGTTACGCCCCTTTCCTTTCGTCGACCGCAGTCTGCATATCGTTTTGATAAGCTTGCAGTCGTGCTTCACGCGCCGCCATTGTGACTACTCGCGTTGTGTGGTCTCCGTTGTCTACGTGGTGAATCTGTCCAGCATCGACCCAATAGGGCGCGATTCCAATTTCTTCGTGAGAATCCGGCACGATGCAGTAACAGGCGCCAACCGATTGACGTTTAACCGTCACCGATCCCCAGTGCGCGGGGTTCGCATCGTCTCCGTTATTCCAGACTCGCTGTCCTACTTCGATTGTTTTAGTGTCTGTCGTTGTCGCATCTACGAGACGCAGCGCTTTGCGGTATACTGGAGAACCGCCAGACGCATAGTAGTCAAGAACGATGATACCGCGTTGTTTCGCAAGTCGAATAGCAGAGGACGTGTTGAACTTCCCAAATGCCCAAGAAAGTGTACACGACATTATCTTTTCCCCATCGGCTACCAATTTCTCGATTGCCGCAACAATTTCCTCTGTTTTTTCGCTGGCCATTTTCGTTTCCTTTTCGTTGTGTGTTTCGTTCCTCATTACACTATAAGTATATCACACAAGGCGTGTCTGTCAACCACCAAATTGATAATATCTGAGAATTTTTTCTGAGCACTATTGCCCATGTTTTCGTCGTCGTGTTTGTCTAGAACCGCTTGCGCCATTTGCATTGCCCGGATTGCCGCGTTAGGGGCGCAGCATCGAAGATGCCCCCCATCTGCAATGAATTTTCCCAAAAACCCGACACACATTCTGAGAACTTCAATCGGGTCAAGTTCTTCAGTCTCAATCGTTTGCTGTTCCGTGTCAGAAAATATCTGATTGATCGCTCTTAACCGCGCTCGATATTTCCGCTTTACTTTTTTACGCGCCATAATCCTATTCTTCCGTCCAGTAGGAAACAAATTGTCCGGTCTCGTCGAAAATCGCAATCCAATAAAATCCCGGAAACCCGAAAGCCGGAACGACATTATACGTCCATTCCTGATCCCCAGAACGTAAATCGGCCACGGCCTCACAAGCCGGAACGAGAGTAAAGTTTTTCGGCGTGGTGTCGATCATTTTCGCATTCATTGTTTCAACCTTCCCTCAATTGACCGAATTTTCTGGAGCCCAACCACGTACCGCTCGGTCGCTCTCGCTGCGACAGTCTAGGCACCGAACACTCGCGCCCGGTTTGAGCCATTGTTGTAGCTGCTGGCCACAAACGCACGTCCCGTTGGTTAGCTCAAGCGTCCCGTCTCCGGCGTCGTGGAGCGTGTAGGCCATGGCCACAACGTTCGTAGGCGTTGCGAAAGTCACCAGCGAGAATTCGACGAAACAAACGAACGAATCAGTAATTGAGCGAACCGTCCAGCCGCGCCGCCCGTCATCGTTACCGATCGTGATTTGCACGACGATCGTGTTTCCGTCGGCATCCATGACGTTGTAAGTCCCGTTTCCCAGTGATTTTGTTTCGTCCTTCACGTCGATCATTGTTTCGTCCCTTTTGTTTTGTTGTTTGTTGTTCATCACATAGGTAATATACACCACAATCGGGAGCCTGTCAACCACCAAATTCAAAATATGAAAAAATTCTACGTGGGTACTATTGCCCTGTCGAGTTTGCGTTTCAGGTATAGGTGACACCGACCACAAACTACCGGGAATGGGGCAGATTTGCTCGTCAGCGGGTCAACGCCGTCCCTGATAACCAATAGGCTACCCGCGCAGTCAAGGGTAGGATGCGACTCGGAACCAGTCAGCGATACCGTCAGAAACGAGAATGAGCCCACCCCCGTCCACGGAAAACGCGACGGTCGCCGACCCGTCGATGCGCTCGGTCCCGTCTCCGTCGAGCGTTAGCACGTTGGTATCTCCCCCGAAACGCTTGAAGCCTACGAACGTACATAGGCCCTGAATGATCGGCGGAAGATTGGCGGTAAACACACCCCCGCCCGTATCCGTGTGCTGTATTCGATTGTGTTCAGCAGTAAACGTCGCGGTTTTCCTTCCGGCATCGACGAATAGCGGATGTAGTAGCCGGAGCGCGTCGTGTACAGAAACCGGAGGCTGCGCCAGCACAGCCCAAGCGGATTCGGTCGCGCCCCCTGGAACGAAACGAGAATCTCTTGCGTCGATCGGTTGCCTAGACATCGGTGCCTCTCTTCACGATGGCCAAAACCAGTAAACGCGCTCCGCTCGTGGACAACATCCAAACCTGCCCCACTCGCACGTCATACAGTATCCAGCGATCCCCTGCCCTCATCGCCTTACCAGTACCCGAAAGCGATCCTGTAGCCACGCCTTTCTCTGATCCCACGTTGACGATCTTCGTACCATTGTCTAGATCGGCTTCTAAATGTAACTCGTTCACAAGATCGAGCGACTCGTGAACACTGGCAACCAAACCTTGCGATACCGGAAGGGCTTCTCCCGAGTCGCTCATGCGTACGGCCCACGATTCTATGATATTGGCCATGTTCTAGACCCCGATCTTTGTACCAGTATTCTGATGGATTGTGGGACTTCCGCTTACAATGTGGAGATTGGTAACACTGTTGGTGCCCGATGCGTTGTTCAGGTTCACGGTAGCGCCTGCCCAGACGTACAGATTCGTGATAGTCTTGTCGGTAAACGATTGGGACAAGTCTAGCAATCCCCCGCGTGCGAACACGGTAGTCATCGCCCCGCCCTTCATAACGAATTCGCAGTTGTCCCACATTTCCGTGGTCACAACCGTTCCCGCTAGATGCTCAAGTTTGGTTCCCGCGCCGATCTTACACGTGGTCAACCCGGAACTATTCTTAATCCTAGACTGTATCGCCTCTAGATTGGCAATGGCTGCTGCTGCGGTAATTTCTAGGAACGCCCCACCACCACCGCCCACTACCGGGTGCGATCGGAGAAAATCAAAAGCGCCCACGACTTGTAGATTTCCCCTTGTGTGCCAGATATTTCCAGTAGCTACCGTTCGGTTGTCAAGAATACATGCGTTCGCGTGTATCCCTTTATGGTCTATAAAGGCGTCGACCACGTCAACTTGGAAGTGAGAAACTTGACCTTCCTCCGTGCCTGCCGCAAACCTCAAGTCCTCATCGCAATCGAACGCTAGTGGAGTAGTCACGTCGCCAATATGGCCCTTCCACGCTTCTCCGACACGAAAAGACTTTAGCGCGGACGCATCAATACGGACCGTAACTTCTCCGTCGATCCCTTTGCTCGCGTTTGCGTTGTCCAGTAGTAAAACCTGACCGGCAGTAGGTACTCCCGCCGTGTAGTTTCCGGCCGTGTCAAAATCAAAGTCTACGCCAAAGTTCCCAACTGTATCAGTTGCCGTCGCCATAGTGTTCTACCTCCGAAAAGTTTCCTGGAATATCTGAGACCACGTTGGGAGTTTCCAATGTCCCCGTGGACAACTCGCAAAAATCATTGTAGCTTTTCGCGCTAGATTGGAATCGTTACTTTCCCTGCATCCACAAGCTGCGCAGAACATCGCATTCTGAAACCTACGACCCGGAACTAGCGCATCACATATCGTCGTGTCTGGACCCTTTGTCAGACACGACGTATGTCGCTCACTCACAACTTTGGAAGGACACCTAATACCAAAGGTCCACGGAACGCGAGCAATCAAATACGACAACACCTTCCTTGACCACGGCTTGGGCGGTTTATCCAAAAGCTTTCGGATTATAAGACGTGTATCGTCAAGGCTCGGCTGTGGTTGTCCGTTAGTACGACTCGGAGCCGCTCCAGAAATGTCACGCCTAGACCCGTCCACTATACCGACGCTCGATTTCTGGTCTCTCCAATGGTCATCCGCAAGTGTCTTATTTGAGTCCGCTATCTCTGTCGCTATCTCAAGCGCACGTTCTGGTGTAGTTCCGGGTGACGCTCTTATTATGTCATCCGCGATAGCTTCGGCCGACCTGTCTAGCACCGTCGGAGTTGATTGTGCGCGCGTGGCTTCCATAGTTCTCATTTCTCCACTACAGTTCCAACACATAGTCTATACTTCTCTCACCGGGTACGGAGGCACGCATTGACCACAACCTCCAGGCGTTGCTCGCGGGGTTGTTGGATCATGCGGTGATTGAAAATCTTGGGTAAACGGGTTGTGTGTTTCTTCAAACGAACAACCCCTACGACAATCTGGATCGGTACAGCCGATCTTGACTTCGTTGTTATCGAATATAGTACCCTCGGAACATCCTCCACGATTGCGAATCGTCTCAGCGGACCAGCATTGACGGCGCTGCTGGTGTTGATTGGGATTCAACGTGAACGATGACCAATCGTTTCTATGCGTCCCGCTGATATTGAAAGTGTTACGCACATTCGGCGGACACCAAAACGACGAGCCCGACAGTGTGTCTGTTCGCCAAGACGGACAACGTTTGGGCGGTTCCCAGCTAGGATCACCCGGCTGGAATTGTCCCGGAGGTTTCCCGATTGGGTCTCCGTAGTCCCCCTGATTTACGAATAGATGCCCACACCAGCCCTCTGAAATTCCGGGATACGACGCTGCTGGATTATTCGGCCAGCGCTCTGGATACGGCCTTGCTCCCTGAAACAAAGGATGTCCCGCAAACCCTCCACCACGATTACCGACAACAATTGGTCCAGAGAAATTTGCGTGTATATGCACAGTCATACTGTCTACATCTAAGGGGAACGCGCTTAGATACAAACAACAACCGCAGTTGTTATGATCCGCGATGCCTTCCAAACTCGGTCCCCAATGGAAGAACTTCAAGTCAATCTGATAACCACAGTCAACCCATGCGATGATTTCAGAGGATGGGTTATTGTATGCTCCAGGTCGTTGTTCCGGGTTAGAGGCGCACGGACCTAGTTGCGGATCACACATTTCGTGTTGTCGTATTCTCATCCACGCGCTTTTGATTCTGTTACCCGGATTGAACTTGTCCCATCTAAAGATATGCGTGCTTGCACAAAAAATGAAATCCCCCGGACTACAGTCGCAAGTAAGACCAGTTCCGCAAAGGCCGTAACCTGATTGGTATTTCGGAAAAAGCGTACCCGTGGGCTGTATTGAGTTGTAGCACGCAACCGACGCGCCGACGCGCTCGCATCCTGAACTACCGATCGTACAAGTACATGGTTCTTCCCAAATCTCTAATTGTTCTCCGGGCGATAGGAAATTCGGAATTCGCAGTGTGCTCCTATCCCTTTCGGTCCACATTTTCCAACCGAACCTACCACAACCATAATGATTTTGTGTGCGGTCTGGTATCATCGGAACCTTAGACAACACGTCTGACGTCACTAAAATGTCGTTACAAAGAATTCCCAAGCACCGCTCATATACACAAGGTTCGCAATGATGGTCTTGAGGCGCCCCGTCTACGTCAAGATCACAAGCTATTTTCCAATTTGGATCGAACAGTCCAGGATTGCGCACCGCGTCGATGTAATTCGGTATACAGTGCGCCGGACCCACGTTGTTGAATCTTTGCTCGTTCCAGTCATAGACAAGCTGCTCGTGCCCAACGGTTGGACATTCCGCACCCGGAATTATGGGATTCGATTGTGGCTTACCCGCTAAGTGCTCGGGTCGATAAGAACATCCTAGACACGGGCGCTCGAAAGTGATAAACAGAACAGGACACATAGCGCATTCTTGCCCGAACAAGTCGATGTAATAGGGAACCGCGAAAGTTTGCTCGTCTACATCTAGACCACGAGACGTAAGGTATTCATAGATTCCAATCTCACTACCGTCTACAGGATCAAAATCAATGTCCGTTCGTAGATTGGGACACCCATCTACCGCTCGAAACTGGAGCGCCTTACCGCGTGTTCTCTGCTGCTCCGTCAAGAATGGGGAACCCTCCACAACCTCCGCAAGTCTGTGAACTTCACTTTCGTCATGCCGTACACTAACCAAAACATTCGGCGCAAAGTCATCGGTTATAGTTCCCGAATTCGGAACGCATCCAACAGGAAACAAAGCGCTAAGAACCTTACCCCTCAATCCGTCAACATCTACTAGGCTAAATCTGCCGTTGGATCGGTACGCTCGCTGTACGGACGCGAGATATTCCGAAGATGGTCCGACGCCAGCGGGATACAACGCGCGTCCGCGTCGCTGGCTTTCTGGATCAGCAGCGCTGCGCAACAGCCCAACCGCTCGGAATTGGGTTAGTTTGTCTGTGGGTAGGGGGATGACCGGACAAGCTGGTTCGCCTGCCGGTATCCTATATCGTTCACCTTGCGCGAATTCGTTCGGGTAACTGGTCATCTTCGGTTTACCAAATCTCCAGGTAACGCCTCTTCTATACATCTTGGCGGTGGGATTCTCCCGGTTCGCGGATTGCGTCTGCCAAGCCTTACGCGCTCGCATTCACACTCTAGCAGTAGGAATCCATCGGGTACAGCGAATGGAAACCTAACGGGTATCATTTCCTCAGTAACGGGGTTGACAGCGCACTTGTCGGCACATATTTTTTCGTCTAGCTGTGGCGGACAAGTGTGCTCGATTTCTGGACCTAGAACACCTAGAGGCGGACAAAATCTGCTGTAGTCTTTCTCCGCTATAAAATTGACGGTGTAGACAAGCCAGTTTCCCCACGCTGTCTGAAACACTATCCCAGACCATCCAACGTCGACTACAGAAAATCCCATAGTCCAGCAACAAACAGCGGAATCAAAATTGAAGTTGTTATCGTCGTGCCACATTTCGTCGTCGGCGACGTCGATACCCGGATTCGGTGGGGCTAGAATCGCTTCCTGTCTGATGCGGTTGACCGCAATAACTTTACCGGGAATGTAAGATACCGCTACACCGTCTCCACCTGGAAATGCGAAATGATCCCCGGCAAATAGTATTGACCGATTCTCTGCGGTTGGCTGGTCTCCGAAGATTACAAAGGGTATGTAGTCTGCGGCCATCTTACCCGGTTGCGGAAGTCCTACTATCGGAGCGCCCTGTATGCGGTACACGCCCTCCGTGAAAGGTATCAGATACGCTTGCAGTGCGGTGATTAGCCCACGGTTCAAATCGACACTCTTGATATACGTCCATACGGGTTCGTTTTCTCCGGGCGCCCGTATGTGCCACCCTGTACTCAACTGCAATACATTAGGTCCAGTTACAGACCTTCCTAGAAGTTCCCTAATTAGGTTCTGCTGGGATGCGCTTGTCTGTTCCCCTTCGGAAACGTGGTTTAGTTGATCGACGGTTGCCATCTAAGGTCTCAACACCGTAAGGTCAGCGAGAGGATAGTTTTTGTGCTCAAGACCCTCTACGTTGAATATGCGCTCATACAGTCCAGTTTTCTTCCTGAAAAACGTATTCCATCCTGTAGGATCGTGAGAGAACCTGTACCGAATCTCCAAGGTTTCACCTACTCCAATTTGCACGGTATGCTGCACCGACGTTGGTAACATCAACAATGTCTCGCTAGGAAACGGAATGTTTGATAGCGTTGTGTGTATATTGGAGTTGTTGACGTGCCCCATCAGTTGAAACGCTGATAGAGGTACAGCCGTAGCGTGGTGTACCGTGAATGCGTAAACTACAAAATGTCGTTGTTGACCCGGAGCCTGTGCGGGCTGCAATGGATCACCCGACGGACTACCCCACGCAAACCCTTTGTGTCCCAGTGTTTGAAACTCTATAGCGGGCTCAATCGCTTCCGTTATTTTAGCTCCCCCTCCGTTTCTTATCGATGCGGGCGATGCAGTCTCATAATGTAGAGTGACGGATGCACGCACGAATTTGTTCAAGGGATGGGCGGACCCATCGTCTGCGCCAACAGGCAAGATCGCCGTCCTGACTACACGAGAAAACGTAGTAGGATCATACGGCCATAGCGCCCCGAATCCACCGTCCGCGTTCAGAAAAAGACGCGACACCGCGTAGCGATCTTCCCACGTACAATGTAGTATGCGTTTGCCCTTGTGCCTACCTAGCGACCGTTCTTCGGTAGGCGAAACACCAGGGCTGCTGAATTCCTGATAAACGGGCTCACCCATCGATCATTCTCCAAACACACCTACTACGGCTCCAGCATTCTGGAGAAACTCTAGAATCTTTGACACGATGTCGTTTAGCTTGAGATTGGTTTTCGCGCTAGCTGACGTAGACGTTGCAATGCTCGCGGTGTTGCTCGCTGTCTTTGTTGCGGGCTGTTGAGACACCGACCCCGCGGCGCCCGATATTCGTCGCTGTAACTCTGTAAGACTCTCGAACGCTGGCGCCGTTGCGGTTGCTGCTGGCCTAGCTGCATTCGCGGTGACAGCACTTAGCCTCCGCGCCTGCGCATCAGTCAACGCTCCCACGATTCGGAGCGCCTCAATCTCTGATAACTTGTCTTTTAGTATCTGAGATTGCGTACGGGAGGCCAGAAGTAGGTCACGGGCTCGCGCGCTCGTCTCATCGTTTCTTGTTTTCTGACTCGCCTTCCCATCTACAAGTCGTCTCTCGGCGTCGGCTGCCCTCTCTTGGGACTCCCGCAATGCCTCTGTCTTTTCGATCACCTTTACGAGTCCGGCTAGTTGTTCGTCCAAAGCGCCCCGCGCTCTCAGCCTGAATAACGATATACGTTCTGCCGACAAGCCCCAAGTATCGGCTTGCTCTTTTAGTTTTGCACTCATTTCGGCAATATCGTCAATCAACTTGCGCTGCTCTGCTGTACTTTCGGGACCGATCGCCTCTGTCATTGCATTGTTTACGTTCTCTAGCCTACGCTCCAAATCAGAAATTGCCTCTGAGTAGTCCCTAGTTCCTTGTGTCAATTGCCGCATTACCTGTAATTGCTTTTCTAGATTTTCCCTCTCCTCTTCTAGTGTTTCTGTTCTCAGAAACGCATCCTGTAAAGAATTCAGTTTATCCGCGAGTGTGACATATTTCTCTAACGCAATCCCCGCATCTTTTGCCGCTGATTCCTGGGTAATAAGCCACGCTGCGACACCAGCAATTGCGGTAGCTAGTAATCCTATTGCAGCGATAATCGGATTCCTAGCTAGTGCTGCCATCGCTGCACTCGCCGCCAGCGCTGCTGTCTTTAATAATGCGAGTACCTTTACAACACCTAAGATTCCTGCAATCAATGTGGGTATCAAAACTAGCGCAGCGGCCATGCCCGCAGTCCATTTCGTTATCGTTAGGATCAGCGAGGAATTTTCCTTGACCCACATTTGAATAGCTGGAATTACCTCATGTATTTTTTTCACAGCTTCCAAAATAGATGGGATGAACACGTCTCCTAACAACTCACCTAGATCGCCTATCGCATTTTTCAGTTGCAAGGTCGCCCCACGGAAAGTCTCGGTCTCTGCCTGCGCCTGTTCAAACCCTTTCGCAGCAAACTCGTTTAGCGCCGCGAGTTTGTCAATGACGTTGTTCGCTTCTCTCACGGCAGGTATGTACCTGTTCAGCATTAGAAAATTACCGGACAAGGCCAGTGAGTAGTTCCGAACAGCCGACTTTAGGTCCGAACCCATCGCTACTGCGAGACCGATTGAGGCGCGCGTAGCCTCATCTAGCTGGTCAGCGGTCACGCCAAGATTCAGCAACATTTTCTGTTGTTGAAGAATGAATTCATCGCCAAACACGGTAATTCGTTGCAGTTCCGACGCAGCATCCTGCAACCGCTGTGACCACAAAGCAACCGATTCTCCATTAGCCCTGAGCGCCGATTCTAGCTCCCTCACGGCCTGTTCTTGATCCGCAGCTAGTTTGAGAAACCCGGCAATCGCGGCTCCCCCAACCAACAGCATACGCCGTGCTGCCGCTGATACTCGACGCATCCCTGCCTGAATTCGGAGCATCGTCCGCTGGACCCTATCTAACGCGGTGTTAAATCGCGCGTCCTTGACGACCAAATCCATTTGCGCATTCGCGAGAGTCATTCCCTTAAAGCCCTTTGTTTACGCTGCCATTCTGTCGCGTCAGTCATGTTATCGAACACAAGCTCTCCACCTGAATTTCCCGACCGACCGCTTGCATACATCGCTTGCTGCGCGGGAGTCATTGCCGCAACCTGATTAGCATCCCATCCGTGCCTTTCAGCCAACAACAGATAAACGTGTTCTACGTCGTCCTCTTCTTCCGCTTCTTCCGTTTGTCCCGAGTTGCGCCCGCTCGTTTTTTCGTCGCTCGTTTTTTTTTAGGAAACATACCGCCCGTCAATACGTCGTGTACGTCCATTGTTTCTATCATGGCTTGCGCGTTGTTGAAAAGTAGCTCGTGGCATTTGTCGTAGTCAATCTCCGAAAACGGACGAGCCATGATCCACAACAGAAACGCCGCGCCACCGACCGTGACCATTTTATCCAGAGCGGCGCCCTTCGTGATGTCCATCTTAGAAGCTTCGGAAATTGCAGCAGCCAAGCAATGATTGGCTTGATCTGGAGCCATATCTACCACGCTTCGCTTGGCAAACGCTACGTGTTGATCCTGGACCCAAAGAGTAAATTCCGCGTAGTCTTTGTCAGTCGGCGGACGTAGACGTAACTTTACCCCACCGATTGTCCGGTTTAGCGGCGCTGCTGTCGCTTGCGCTCTAGAAGTTGACATAACTCAACGATCCCTTATACCGGCCAGAAAGTAGCGGCTGCCGGATTCTTAATGAAACCTAGAACCTGCGCTGCCGGAACACCGTCATCCGTCCAGCTTTCTGATCCTGACATTGAACCGTTCAACGTGCAGCCGATCATTTCGTTTGTATCTATATCGACACGGATGTCCGATTGTTCCCCCCATTTAACCCACCGTAGATGCCAGAACGTAGTAGCGTTGACGTATGCGCGTATCTCTGCGAATGAATTAACCGCTGGGAGATTTGCCAAATCATCCTCTACATTCACTGGTATGGACACTTGGAAATCGATGTTGCCGCCCGGTAGTGTCCATTCTTCTCCGCTGGTCTCCGAGTCGGAATACTTGGCGTTCGCAGCGGTGATAGTAATTGTGATTGCCTTAGTGTTCAAGATGTTAGACCATACCGGAGTCACTCCGGTAGTGGTGTTAATCTCTACCTTACGGCCGACCGAAGTCTTAGGGGTGGGTACCGTAGTATCGGTAGCTGCTGCCGCACCCAACGTCAACGCACCTGCCGCCGAGAATTGTGTGGTATACTGAATAACTGTTCCGGTTTCTATGTCAATTACGATCTCTACTTGATCCACAACAGCCGTGCCCGTTGCGCCGTTAGTACCCTCGAAACTGCCCGTGAAGGTGAACGACACTCCAGGCATTACGGGTGGAGTAGTTTCTTTGCCCATGTACTGACCGTTCCACTTTTTTATCCCGTCGCTTCTAACGGTACCTTGCTTGGACCCCGACGCAACAAACGCTTGTAGGTCGGCAGTCGATGTAACAGACCAGTTGCCAATCTGTGCTGCCCCGTTCACTGCTCCCTTGTTTCCACTTATAACGCTCATGGTTCACAACTCCGTATTAGCTAGGTCTACCGTGTTCACGTGCATAAGCACTTCGTATTCCCATACACCAGTCCAGCCCTCGACGCCCCGTATTAGTTCAAGAGGAAAATCCGTACCCAACAGAATAGACGCTATTGGTCTCGCGTGCGTCACAAAACGTTTGCTATTCCACCGAAGTGTAAGTATGTGGTCGGTCCACGTTTGCATCGCGCGGAACGTTTCCCAAATTAGCGGAAAAATCAAACGGTCTACCCTTATTTCTCCAGTTGCCAATTCGATCTTTAATCGTAACAACAACGTAGAGTTGTCGGAATCAGAATCCAGGTGTGGTATCACGGACACTGGGACGATGCGAACTTCCGGCAAGTCTGCCGTGTTTATGTTTTCCTTGACCGGCTCAATGTCTCTTGTATGCTCCGCAGTGAACGTAATTACATTGCCCGGCTTGACGTTGTCGCAGAACGCCGGATGAGCGAGTAACATATCCCTAACTGAGTTGTAGACCATCGTCAGCGGGTCTGGATTAGTTGTCGAGTCACCTAGCATCTACGTCGCCATCTTGATTGTTTTCGCCAAAGCCAATTCCATAACCTCTACCATACGCGCTACGGTAGCGGAATCTGGCGGAACGATAATCTGTCTCTTGGGCAGCCTGCCGGGAACACCTTCGTTATGGAACCCCGCGATGTCCGAAACGGTTGCCGAACCCGTCGGGTGTCTAGCTGGACCACCGAATCCGACCCGAACGCCGAAAGGTATACGCTCCTCGATAGCGCCGGGTTTCCCAGAGAATACGGGATTGAGCGAAGCAAACATCGTATTTGTATCTCGCAACAATGCAGCCTGACCTTGTCCCCTACCTTTACGCCTCCGGGCTATGGTGGAGGGCGCATGCGGCGCCCAATCACCACCACCACCCGAAAACGTATGAAACCTTTCTTGTACGAACGACCGATAGACAAACGCCCACTGTTTCAGACCGACACGTATCGGACCAAACGACGCCCCACGCAAATCGTTACTGAGGATTCGCCGGAAACGTAAGAACGCCCGCATATCTAGTCTAGTTGCCAACGCGATCGTTACTCCGTTTTGGGTTTCAGCCGATCTTCGATGTCGACTCGCACGGACGCCGCGTCGCCAATGGTCTCGGAAGTGTGTCCGATCTTGGCGAATTCCGCGTACATTGCGTGGAACCCGTTCAACTCGTCTTGTGGGCTCTTTAGATCGTAGTCCTCAACAGTAGCGGGACCACGAAACCCCAATTGCTCAGCGAAGTTGTCGACGCAATTGAGTAGTCCAGGCTGGTTCAGCAATTTGCGAATCTGATGCACAGTGTAGGCCCACGCCTTTTTCTGCGACACGTTTAGTGACGAAACCTCTAAAGTCTTGGGCTTTTCGTCCGGCAGTGGCGCATCAGGCTTCGCAATCACCCGATCCGTCTGTGGAGTTTCGCCCTTGTCCTTACCGGCGTCGGTAACGTCTTTTTCGTCGTCGTCCCCACGTCCTTTGTCCCTGTTTGGTTTGTCGTTTCTAGCCATCAGCCTTGTATACCTCCGGGCTTGATCGTGAATGTGGTAAATCCAACACTAGGCGCTTAGTATGTATCGATCGCAATTCAGCGTGCGCCCGTGTACTAACAGCTTTCAGTTTGTGTACTGGCCGCCCGTCCGGGTCAACGTCCTTCGATCCACGATTTTCGTAGAGCCAGACAGCAGCGAGAGACGCACAAACGTTGACTATCATTATCGGTGGAGGCTCCGCAAGCGGGACGGCTATCGGACCACCCCGCAAACGGTCATCGACTTCCGCTTGAGCAACAGTTATAGACAGCGCAATCCGCGCCGCTACGTTAGTAGGGTTCTGGTCATTGTCCACGTCTGCCCAAAGCCTGACGTTTTCAATACCGAAACGGCCCTCTATGTCTGCTCTATCGATGTACGCCACCGAATCAACTCCCTATACTGTTGAACGTTTCTTCATTCCCTAACGCGCCGTATCAAGTTCCGCCACTGGTCACGTTCCCCGTCCCCGGACTACCGCCCGGCGGAACGGTCGCACCCGGACGAAAGTCATATCCCATTTCAAACTCAAGAGTAAGACCAGTGTCTAATCGGATCGCAGCTTCCTCGACGATTCCTGGATCCCCACGAGAACTGATCTTGAATTTCCCATGAGCACCCGCCTCTCTTGCGACCTCGACAATTTTCTGCGCCGCTAGTATTGTTTCCTCGAAACTCTGCGGTCCCGCAGTCTCGCAACCCACAACACCACAGCAGACTACAATACCGAAGATGCCCAGTAGAACCGGACCCCAGACAATCGAAAAACCTCTCGCTCTTTGCACGGTTTCACCGTCCCTTTCTAACTAATCTGTGCTACGCCTTTTCCCGCAACTCGCAAGGTCAATTTGTAGCTGTTGAATACTTTTCTCGTGCTCACCGATCTTTGTACTGTGCTCCGAAAGTCGACGTTCAAACGCCCGTGACTGACCGACCATAACCCCGGCAGAGACTAGCACACTGCTAACGGCCAGAGCCAACATAGCTGTTTCAACGTCGATGGTCATCAGTTGCTAGTGTGTCCCTTGTGTAAGACCTTGGGCATTGTACACACCGCGAACAGATTCGATTGCGTATGGATGTCAATTCCCAAACCGTGTTTCTGAATCTCTTGACGAGCGTAGAGCGGTTGCCCTAGCTGGTTCGCGGTCTCGATAAAGTTTGCAGGCGCCCACGTATCAACGAACAAACTCTCTACGCCAACGGGGAAGAATCGCGCCTCTCCGTCAGCGAAGAACGCCGTTGAACCGACCTTTCCACGGTATTCCTGGAAAACCACGTCGTTGAATACGAATCCGCGACGTAGATCGGAACGTAGTGCGATACCGTCTTGGAATCGCGCGTAAGCTGCCTCGACTTTCGCGTGAGTAATAAACGAATCAAACCACGTCTTACCGCAGAACGCATGGATATGATCGTAGACCGCGCCGCCAAGCTCGTCCTCGATCGACCGTACTACGGTCATAACCTTCGTATGGATGTTGGTTCCAGCGGTACCCAACAGGAAATCGGTTGACTGTTCCGAAACTCCGAAATCAGTAAACAGATTGAACAAAACCGTAGAACCATCGGCGTCCAAAATAACGCCACGCAATGCGCCTGCGTGCATATGCTCCCACGTCGTTTCGTGGTTGGAGCGCATGATCTTTAGACGCTTGTTCACTACGTCCGCGATCGCTTCCAATTGCGTACCGCTCATCTTCCGTACATCCTGTACGTCCGACGCAAGGATCGTATCCTCATGCGGAATGTGCGGAACGTTGAAAGCGCGCGCCGTGCGACTCGGCGCCTTTCCTGTAGATGCTTGCGCACCACGTTTTCTAGTGGGCAACAGCGCAATCAAACCGCTTTCTTCCTCGATAACCGCGACAGTAGTAGAAATGGGCCTAGAATCGAATAGTCCCATGCTACCAATAATTCGGGGCTGATGTTTCGCCCGCGTTATTGCAGCAGACATCGACGTCATTTTGAAAGCGTCACCACTAAAGACGTCTACAAGGTCGATCGGCATTTCCAAACTCCTTTCACAATGCCGCGTCCATAACTCCGCGTGCGTATATCGAAAAACACGAATCCGTTAAGCGAACGACGCCTCCGGGCGCACCTGAATTCCCAACGTCAACAGCTTGGCATCGACAATGGGTACCGACGTTGCGCCCCCATACGCCAGCTTGCCAGCGCTCACGATGCAATCACGTACCGCGACAACGATCTTTGCGCCCGCAGCAGCAGCGGTCACAGCTTCCAACGCCACGGCTTCCGCGTCCGCTCCAGAAAGCGCTCCGCCCACAGTCGTCAACGTGACGGTCGAATCCTCAACGCCCGTGACCAGAGAAACATCCAACACGGTCAACGTTTGCTTGATACCCGCGTATCCCGCACCGTCAAAAGTGAAAGTCATGGCGGTTATCGCAGTTCCGCCTACCGTAACTTTCGAGGCGCCCAGCGCGGTGTCCACACCCGTCTGAATCGCGGCCGTGTTCGCATCAAATGCAATTGGAGCGGTTGTTTGCACCAATCCCGCGTCATCCACAAACGTCAGATTAAATGAGCCCGCCGTCAGTGTTCCGGTGATACCGATCGTATGCACTTCGTCGACCGCAACCGCGTCAGAGACTAGCGGCTCCAATCCACTACCGTCGTTCGCGAGAACGTCGCCGATCGCGATCGTTGTTGCCGTCTTGACCGTCTGCGCCTCACGCGACGCATGTTTGGGCAGTTCTTGCTTGATTACATCACCCGGCGTGAGTAAACTTGTTTTCGTAGTAACCATTTTTAACTATCCTCCGCAAAGTGTGTTGACTAATCTCTCCGAAAAAAGCCTACGCTTCGGACTTAGCTAGCGCGTCGGCGCTACGCAACAGAACGTTATTCGTTTCCGAATCTCCCTTGTCGGGTTCCAACGTTGTCAACGATTGCGCTCCAGACTTCTCGCCAAATGCGACAGGTATGTTTGCGTCAAGCGCAGCACATAGCGCGTCGAATTCGGCCATCGGAAGCTTAACGTCCGCAACAGACAATGCAGCCACCAGCGGAGCATTACTGTTTTCTGCGGTTCCCACAAAAGCCGTGAACAACAAATCTCGACACGCCGGTGTAATCTTTTGGGATGCAACCAACGCACCTAACTTCGTACCGCGTGACTCAGCAGCGAGCGCCACAAGCGCCGGGCTTGGCGGATCAGCCTGCGCGGGCAAACTTGCTTTCAGTGTCACAAGCTCACCCTTCGCAGCAGCGAGCGCATCGTTTGACGCCTTCAGCGCCGTAGTTCCTTTCTCTGCTTTTTCCTTGAACCCATTCACGGACGCTACGATCAAGCCTTCGGCTGTCTCGTCAGTCAGCGCATCGATTCCCAACGCGGTCTGTAGACCGTCCCATTTCATGGTTGTTTCTCCAGTGCGCCTTAATGACGCTGCCAACGGAATAAATTCTCCCAAATCCGAAACTAACGGATGCGTGACGAGTGCCACGTGGGTAATTGCGTTCGGATACCCTGTACCCTGCCCGTCTGAAAATTCTGGAACAGAGAACACGGAAACATCCGATCTTTTAGATGCGGCTAGTGCATCGTCGCCGATTAGCTCGCAAGTCATTACTAATTCGTCGCCGTCTCGATACATCCCATCTACATACCCGCGATTAAAATCCGGGTCTCCGGCCTTTTCGTGCGTATTGGGCATCGGTACCCGTACGCCCGCGTCGCTCATACGACCGAATTGTGTAACCCAATTATCCAACGTACGTCCCGTTACGTCGTGTATACGACCACCACTAGCGTACTTTCCAACACGCATAACGGGCTTTCTGAATCTTTGCTTGTCACCGATGCCTGCCGCTATGGAAACGAAACCAGAAGCGTCGTGCTGTTCGTCGCGAATCATCATATCCATAGCTCTACACTCCTATGCGGCTTGCGTACGGATCACTTGACCGGGATTAAAATCGAATCCCCTGTCGGCTCCTACGCGCGTAACTAAGCCATTGTTCAAAGACTGTTTCGGTGGTTGTTTTTGCCTACGACTACTGAAAATAGGAATTGCCTGACAACGACAGTTCCAACCATTAGGTGGAAAATTCCGGTTCCAGAACTCGTCGTCTTTTTTTAGAGTCACACCGTCTATGAGAGCGTGCGACTCTCTAACTCGGTCATCCCCAACCGTGACATACTTATAGCCCCACAGAATTTCGTCTATCTCCGGGTCGTTCCGCGTAGCGTTCCAGTTACCCGCCGAGTACGCCATTTGAGTTTGTGTTCGGAAAATCGCCTCTATCTGGTAAGCGTTTCTTTTCGTGATGCCCACGGTTTCGTCAAACACCTTCCGAAGTAGTTTTGTACCGTCGCGCACTGATAACCCTTGTAGCTGTGTCTGTACTAAAGCCCTTTGCACAACACTATCAATGTGTCTGCGAACTCCGTCAATAACCGCCGTCGCTCTAGGCCCGTACGACACCTGTAACAGTAGTATGTCATCCGCTGAAAGGTCCATGCGCTGACGTAGAAACGCTAACGACTCTCTGAACACTGGAGAAATGCCAGCGCTCAAGGGCGCGTCTAACTGACGACGACGAACACCGAATAGGTGCGACATAACCATCGCGTCTGTCAACAGCCGTATTGACCTATCAAGCACAACACCTACCGACTCCGCAGGATTCAAGCCTTTACGAAACGCGGTTATTCCGCGCCGAACAATCTCAAGTCCAATTTGTTTGGCAGCAATCAACGCCGCGCGCTCCACGGGTACAACATCGTTAGCCATTCTGATAGCTTGCTGACGCTCTTGTCGTGTCACGTTACTGGCCATTCAACTAGCCCCCGTCGGTACCAAAGCTGGAGGGATCGAATCGCGTCTACGATCTGGATCATCATTCGGATCGCTGCTCCTAAGTAACGTGATTGGATCAGGGGCGTTCGGGTCCGTTGGAATACCTAGACTCTCTCGGAGCACCCGCTTATCAACTTGCTCGGCCTCGTCAAGAATCACCGACG